GTGAGATGTCCGTAAGTATCCTAACGAGTTGGAGTTAAAGATGTCCGATTACGATAAAGAGTTGGAAGCCTTTCTGATCAAAATCGGTCAGGTAGCACCAACAGCACCAACACCAAAGCCAGTAACTAAGAAAGACGAGGAATAATCCAATGGCTGTATTTCTAAACAATGGCGTGGTATTGACAGTCAATGCAGTGGACTTGTCTGACCATGTTACAGCAATCACAATCAACCGCACATTCGATGAGCTAGAAGTTACAGCGATGGGTGACTCAGGTCACAAGTTCGTTAAGGGACTTGAAGCATCATCAGTAACAATTGATTTCCTAAATGATACAGCAACAAGCGAAGTCCTACAGACTTTGCAAGCTGCATGGGGAACATCTGTAACAGTAACAGCTAAGCAATCATCTGCTGCCACATCTGCTACAAACCCTCTTTACACAATGACTTGCCTAGTAAACAACACAACCGACATTAACGGATCAGTTGCAGACCTAAGCACACAGTCAGTCACATGGAATGTGAACGGCACAATCACAATCGCAACAGCGTAATTAACTAACAAAGGGGCAAACTCATGGCAAAACTGAAGATAGTTCGTAACGATGGAAGCGTACTAGAAGGCGAGATCACTCCAGCAGTGGAGTACGCATTTGAGCAGTACGCTAAAAAGGGCTTCCACAAGGCGTTCCGCGATGAAGAAAAGCAGAGCGATGTCTATTGGTTAGCATGGGAAGTAACACGCAGGTCAGGTGAGTCTGTTAAGCCTTTCGGGATGGAGTTCATTGAGACACTCAAAAGTGTCGAGGTGCTTGACTCTGACCCTTTAGCTTAAAGCGGGATCTTCCATTCACCTACTTGATTGCTCGGTTGAGCATCAGGTTGGGGATCTCGCCACAAGCATTATTGGATTTAGATAAGACAATGCTCGATGCACTTGTGCAGGGGCTAAAAGATGAAGCGAAAGAGGTGAGCGATGCCAGCAAGCGTAAAGGGCGCGGTCGCCCTTAGAAAGTCGCTACGCCAGTTCAGCCCTGATCTAGCCAAAGCATTACCCAAAGAGGTTGCAGCAGCCTTAAAACCTATTACAAAGGCTGCTAGAGGGTATCTACCAGATAACGGACAAGTGCTTAGCGGATGGTTGCCTAGACAAATGTCAGAGGGTCGCTTCCCTACTTATAACGCTCGTATTGTCAAAGCTGGTATTGGTTACAAGACAACACCATCCAAGCCTAACCGCAGGGGCTTTAGATCGTTAGCTCGCGTGTTTAACAAAACTGCTGCTGGTGCTATTTATGAGACTATGGGGCGCAAGACCCCTACAAGTCGCTTTGTTCAAAACCAGCAAAGCAAGTATTCATCATCCATGAAGGGTGACGGCAAGTTGCAAGGTCGCGCACTATTCCGCGCATACGATGAAAATAACGGCAAAGCCAGAGAAGCAGTTTTAGCAGCGATTAAAGGCGCAGCAGATAAACTTAACAAGCGCGCAACAGTGAGAGGCTAATCATGGCTAATGTATTTATTGACATCGCCGCCGAGTTCACAGGCAATAAAGCCTTCAAGCAAGCAGACTCAGCAACCGAGAAGCTCAACAAGGGTGTTAAGCAGTTAGCAAAGACCTTTGGGCTGGCATTTGGTACTGCCCAAGTTATTGCATACGGCAAGGCTTCAATCAAGGCGGCAGCAGCCGATCAGAAGGCACAGCAACAATTAGCCCTAGCCTTAAAGAATGTTGGGCTTGGTCGCGATGCTGCTACATCTGAGGCATACATCCAGCGACTACAAAGCGAGTTCGGCGTTGTCGATGATCTACTACGCCCTGCCTATCAGACATTGGCAGTTGCGACAGGCGACACAGCCGAGGCGCAAAGACTTCTCAATTTATCGCTAGACATAGCAGCTTCAACTGGCAAAGATTTAGGTACTGTAACAGCGGCATTAAGTCGCGCATACTTGGGTAACAACACAGCACTATCTAAGCTCGGTGTTGGTATCTCAAAGGCAGACTTGAAGGCTAAATCATTTGAGGAAATCACAGCACAACTAACCACAACCTTTGCAGGATCAGCAACAGCGGCAGCAAATACCTTTCAAGGCTCAATCGATAAATTGGGCGTTGCCACAGCCAATGTCAGCGAGATCATCGGTACTGGCTTGATCGATGCCCTGACCAATTTGGGTAAAGATACAAGCGTTGCAGACTTAGCCGCTAACATGGAAAAGACAGCGCAATACCTTGCAGATGTCATTCGTGGTGTTGGAGTGCTTGCAGCCAAACTCAAAGACATTCCAATTTTAGGTAATTTCAATGTTGGAATGATCCCTATTGTGGGCAGTTATTTGGAATTATTGCGTGAGGCTGGCAGACAAACCGCTATGGCTCAGGCATCTGATAATGCTCACTTAAAGTCATTACAAAACCAGTTCGCCGTCACTAAAAAAACTATTGCTCAAAATAAAACTCTCACTAAAGAGACTGCTGCTCAGTTAAAGAATAAGAAATTACAACAAGCCATCGATAAAGCCAACCTTGCCCTTAATAAGGGTGAAGAAGTCTTTGACATGGACAAGATACAGATTGCAGCAGCTCTTACCAATCAAGCTGAGCAATTAGGCAAGGCAACCAGCGCAGCACAGGTGCTACAGATTGCCAATGACACAGCACGCCTTAATGTCAAGAAGTCGATCCTTGACCTTGAAGATGCTATTGCAGCTAAAGATGAGAAGGCGATCATCAATGCAACGGCTAAACTGAATGCAGACCTGAAGGTACTTAATGCCCTAACTGGTCAAAACGCTACAATGCTTAGCATTGAGTCAATTCTTAATAGCCTCAAGCCAGTCGATCTAATCAATCAGGCTAATCTAGATGCTGCTCTAAAGAAGATCCAAGACATGATCGACTTGCTAGCCAAGGCACAGGCAAGCTCTAAGACACCTGTACCTACTAGCTCATCTCTAGGCTCTGGTATCCCAGTTGGTGACTTTATTGCTCCTATCTCTAAGGAAGTAGCAGCACAGGGATCTATCGCAGCTATTCTAGAATACGCGGATGCAGCAGCAGCTCGCGCAAACGCTTTTGCAGACTTGCTAGACCTAGACACAGCCGCTAAAACTCAAGCTCTACAGTCGAGCTCTATTTATAGCAACTCAGGTGCATTGCAATCATTCCGCACAGCAGAAGCCGCAACTGTGAACATCTACGCAAACACTATTGCTAACCCAGATGAGCTTACTGGATTGATCCAAGACACAATTATCCGACTTAATAAGCGTGGAGATTACTTAACAACTGCTGGAGCATTATGACCAGACCAGTCATCAATGTAATTATCAACTTTTCAACTGGTGCAGGCTTTGGTAATCCTTTTATTATTGATCAAGGCATTTTAGGTGTTGATCAATTAGCAGATGCCACTGGGCCAATCGTTGATGTGTCTAATCTTATTGATACAATTTCAACAACACGCGGCAGACAAATCAACACTGAGCAGTTTAACACTGGATCTGCAAGTATTCGCATTATTGATCAGAATGGTGATTTTAACCCTCAAAATCCATCTAGCCCTTATTACACCTATTTAAGCCCAATGCGTAAGATCGCTATTACTGCAACTTATGAAAATGTTACTTACCCGATTTTTGCTGGCTATGTAACCAATTACAATACCACGACCCCTAAGTTCACAGGCGATGTTGTTTATACTACAATTTCAGCTGTAGATGGATTTAGATTATTCCAGAACGCTCAATTCTTTGGAGTAACTGGCGCAACAGCAGGACAGACAACAGGCACACGCATAGGCAAAATCCTTGACACTATTGGCTGGCCTCAATCTATGAGAGACATCGACACAGGATTGACCACTGTCCAAGCAGACCCAGCAACCCAACGCACAGCCCTTTCAGCTCTACAAACAGTTGCTACCACAGAGTATGGGGCAATTTACATCGGGGCAGATGGTAAAGCAGTATTTCAAGACCGCACAGTGACAACAGCATCCATAGGCACAACCCCTAAAGTTTTTAATGATAACGGCACAGGAATTGGTTACTTCGATGTCAAGTGGGTGCTAGATGACTCTCAAGTCTATAACAAGGCAACCATCACCAGAGAAGGTGGATCTGTCCAGACTGTGACAGATACTCCATCGGTCGAAAAATACTTCACCCATAGTTACAACCAATCAGGACTTCTTATGCAGACAGATGCAGAAGCCTTAGATTATGCCAAGGCTTTTATCGCTAGCCGCAAAGAAACCTCAATCAGAGTCGATGAACTGACACTGGATCTGCAACAAGACAACTACACAGACGGCACAATTGCAGGACTTGGGCTTGACTTTTTTAGCCCTATTACAATAACCACCACACAGCCCAATTCTACCTATTTGACCAAAACTGTGCAGGTTTTTAACATTACCCATCAAATCAGACCAGACTCATGGAAAGTCAGGTTCGGCACAGCCGAGCCAATAATTGACGGATTCATCGTCGGATCTAATTTGTTTGGTATTCTAGGCACTAGCGTTTTATCATACTAAGGAGTAGTAAATGGCAACAGGATTTCCATGGAGCACAGGGGATGTTCTCTCAGCAGCAGGTGTTAATGGACTTGTTGCGTTCACACTCAATGCTCAGACAGGCACAACTTACACAGCAGTAAGCAGCGATCAGTATCAGGTGCTAGTCACCATGAGCAACGCTTCTGCTAACGCGTTTAAGATACCAACAAATGCATCTGTGGCGTTTCCAGTTGGCACAGTCATTACAGTAATGAACATTGGTGCAGGTGTTTGCACAATTTCAGCAGTCACTTCTGGCACAACAACTGTGTTATCTGCTGGCGCAACAGCGGCATCTCCAACACTTGCACAATACAAATCAGCAGCTTGCATTAAAACAGCAACAGATACATGGTATGTCGTGGGGGCTATTGCATAATGCTTAACACAATTACTTCTATTTTTAGCCCACCCGGGCCACCTACTTTCTTGGTAGATTATTTGGTTGTTGCTGGTGCTGGTGGTGGTGGTGGAAAGAACACAGGCGGTGGTGGAGGAGCTGGTGGTTATCGTGCATCAACATCTTTCAGTATAACTGCAACAACAAATTACACAGTAACAGTTGGTGCAGGTGGAGCGGGTGGTACATCGCCAACACAGACAAAAGGTTCTAACGGAAGCAATTCGGTATTTGGATCAATTACCTCATCTGGTGGTGGCGGTGGCGGTCATGGAGTACCACCTAATGCGCCCGATGCACGATTAAATGGTTTAACAGGTGGATCAGGCGGCGGTGGTGGCGGTACTGATACAGGCTACGGCGGTACTGGTGCTGCTGGTAACTCAGGTTCGTACAGCCCTGTCGAAGGTTACGCTGGCGGTAATGGTAACAATGGTGCTAATGGCGGTGGCGGCGGAGGCTCGTCAGCTGTAGGTGCTAATGGTGTTGAGCCAAGCGGTGGTGTTGGCGGTAATGGTGGTAATGGCGGAGCTGGAACATCTAATTCAATTACAGGCAGCGCAGTAACTTATGCTGGTGGCGGCGGTGGCGGTGCTAATGCTACAGCTGGTACTGGTACAGGCGGCGGTGGTAATGGCGGAGCTGGAAATCCTGCATCGACAGCAACTTCAGGAACAGCTAACAGAGGCGGTGGCGGTGGCGGAGCTGGTGGATTTGAGACAACCGCTTCAGGCGGTAATGGTGGTTCAGGTGTAGTCATTATCAAATACCCTGACACTAAAACAATCAATGTTGGTGGCGGATTAACTTCTTCAACATCTACAAGTGGCTCATACAAAATCACTACCTTTACAGCTGGCACTGGAACAGTGAGTTGGTCATAATGGCACATTACGCATTTTTAGATAAAAATAACATTGTCATTGAGGTAATTGTTGGTGTTGATGAGACTCAACTTATTGACGGCTTAGACCCTGAAACTTGGTACGGTAATTTCAGAGGTTTAACCTGCAAGCGCACTTCCTATAATGGAAACATTCGCGGCAAATACGCTGGGCTTGGTGATACTTACAATGTTGATGAAGACATCTTTATCGTTCCTCAACCTTATCCGTCATGGACTCGTAAGGGTTCAATCTGGGAAGCACCTATTGCTTATCCAACAGGTGAAAATCATTATGCATGGGATGAAGATTTAGGGGCTTGGGTTGAAGCCGAAATTAAGTAAAGCTGCAATCCAATTAAGGGAGCAGATTGATGACTCATTCCCAGATCGTGACCGCACATCGGATGGTTGGATCGGTGATACCCGACACGCTGCTCGCAAGTCTGATCATAATCCAGATGAGCAAGGTTGGGTTCGTGCCATTGATGTCGATCGTGACCTATTCAAGGGATCAAAGCCAGACATTATGTGCGACCTTGTTGATCAGCTTCGGAGAGCCTGCAAAGCCAAGACAGAGACACGCATTAGTTACATTATTTTCGATGGGTACATCTATTCCAGAATACTCAATTGGAAACCAAGAAAGTACACAGGGGCGAACAAGCACACAAAGCACGCTCATTTCAGCTTTAAGAAAGAAGCTGACCTATTGGGTGAGTTTTATCAAATACCTATGTTAGGCGGAGAATAATGAAAAACATCAAACACCCTGCATACCTAGCCGCGGGCGCGTTCCTTGCAGCTTGGGCATCTAGCAACTTTGACCTTGACTACCGAGCAGTACTCTGGGCTGCCCTATCTGGCATCTTTGGTTATGCCTCACCTAAAAAGTAATGAGCCTGCAAGACACAGCAGCAATCGCTGTTGCTGTGACAACAATCGTTGGTTCATTTATTGGCTCAGTGCGATGGTTAGTAAAGCACTACCTAGCAGAGTTAAAGCCTAACGGCGGCAGTTCTATGAATGATCGACTTAATCGACTAGAAGCGCGTGTCGATACCATCCTTGATCTATTGCAGAAGCGATAATTTAATCATGGCAAGAAAAGCAACTAAGGCATTAGAAGAGCAAGGCTACTCAAAGCTTGATGCTTACTGCATTGGGCTTTATGAGTACTTCTGCTCATTAAAGCGTGCTGGTTTTGCTGAGGATGTGGCGATGTTCATGATCACAGAGCCGCAAGCCTATCCTCATTGGATACTGCCTGACCCTATAGAGCCTGAGAAGTATGGCGATTACGAAGATGAGGATGACGATTAAAAAAATAGTGGTCGTGTCCGATCTTCAGGTACCCTACCATGACAGGGTTGCCACGCGCAACCTTGCTTCATTTATTAAGAAGTTTAAGCCAGATCAAGTAGTCACCATAGGCGATGAGATTGACCTACCCCAGATAAGCAAGTGGGAAGAGGGTCGCATGGGCAGCTACGCCCAGACCTTAGATGATGATCGTAATGAGGCTGTTGATCTACTCTGGGAGTTAGGCGTTACTGACTGCATCCGTAGCAACCACACAGACCGCCTTTACAATGTCATCATGGCTAAAGTTCCAGCCTTCGGGGCTTTGCCAGAGTTACGCTTTGAGAAGTTTATGAAGTTCGATGAATTAGGCATTACCTTCCATAAAAACCCGATGCCAATTGCGCCCAACTGGATTGCAGTGCATGGAGATCACACACCCATCAAGCCACAGGGGGGCTTATCAGCCCTAGAAGCGGCTCGTAGGCATGGAAAGAATGTTATCTCAGGTCATACCCACAGAGCAGGGCGTTCAGCCTTCTCAGAGGCTTCTGGG